GGTGGAACAAGTCCGCCAAGGATTTACACAAGAGCAGGTGAAATCTGCCGCTATCGCCCAGCTGTCCCAGGCTGGTGCATTGGCGCCCGATCAGCTGTATCGTTTACTTCAGGAGAACCTACGCGCTAAAGAAGGACAGCCTGTGGCTGTTGTTGGAGGCGTGGAAGTTCCAGTTGGTGAGTACATCGCCAACCTGAAAAATCCAGGCAGCGGTTACGAGCATCATTTTGCCGCAACGAACCGCACTGGTATGGGTGTAACGGGTAGTGCCCGCTCCACCGCCCTCCCCGGCCAAACCAACCCATGGTCTAAGGAAGGCTGGAACATCACTCAGCAAATGATGATGCTCGCCAGCGACCCCGACAAAGCCCGGTTGTTAAGGGCCGAAGCAGGCAAATAGCCCCTGTGGGGCGACCTCCGCAAAACTTACCTAGGAGCCCACAATGGCTGCCATCTCTGAAAACTATTCCGGCGGAACATTCCTGTCGGATCTTGTCTCACGCCCCGAATTCCTTCAGTACACCTCTGAAGGCATCTTCGAGCAATCGAAGTGGATCCAGAGCGGCATCGTGCAGCGTAACGCTGCTCTAGACGCCCGTGCAGGCGGCACTCGCGTGCGTGTGCCCTTCTTCGACCCCATCAACCCCACCGAAGAGCAAATCCTCTCCTCGGCCGCCTGGGGCACCTCTGGCGCTGGTTATCTGACTCCTCAGAAGTCGACCGCCGACGAGCAGATCATGACGCTGCTGCACCGTGGCTTTGCCTACGCTGCAGACGACCTGAGCAAGCTTGGCTCTGGCGCTGACCCCCTAGCCCACGTCCGCAACCAGCTGACTGCCGCCATCAACAAGCTGAAGACCTCCACCCTGAAGGCCCAACTGCTGGGTCTGTTCGGCGGTATCTCCGGCGCTGGCGTGCTTGGCCCCAACCAACTCGACGGCTCGTTTGCTGGTGTCCCCGGTTCAATGACCGAGGCCAACTTCCTGAACGTTGCCAACATTGTGAAGGCTAAGGCCAAACTCGGTGAGCGCGGCGACGAGCTGGACACCATCGCCATGCACTCCAACGTGGCGTACTACCTGCAGCAGATCGGGATGCTGACCTTCAGCACCTCCGCACTGGCCGCTGCTGGCTCCATCGTGTGGGGCGGCGGTGGCGTGGGTGTGACCCAGCCTGAGGTTGCCACATTTGCTGGCCTGCGCGTCGTGATCGACGACCAGCTGACCTATCTGACCGGCGGTACTGCCACCCACGTGGTGAAGTATCCGGTCTATATGTTCAAGTCTGGTGTGATTTCCGAGGGCATCCAACAGGATCTTCGCCTCGCTGCCGACCGCAACATCCTGTCCATGCAGGACGTTGTGGCTGTGGACTACCACTACGGTTACCACGTGACTGGCACCAAGTGGGCCGCCGCTGGCGACAACCCCACCAACGCCGCCACCACCGGCAACCTGGCCGCCACCGCCAGCTGGAACCTCGTGTTCAGCACCACCAAGCAAGTGCCCATCGTGCGCCTGTTGGTGAACACCCCGCTGGACACCACCGCTTACGCCTGATCGGCCTAGAGACTAAAAAGGCCCCCAAACCGGGGGCCTTTTCTTTTGCTCACCCTTCAGCTTGAAGCCTCATTTCTTCTTGCCGCTGAAACACAGCCTCCGAGTTAATCGCCATCTTGTACGACTGCAGCACCAACTGGTTCACCAGTACATAGGAAACTTGTAGCTGTTCGCAAATATCGGGAACTGTTGCGCCTTTTTCGCGCAGTGCCCGCACCTCTTTTGCAACATCCGACCACTTCCTCGGTTTGGAAAGGTCAACTTTCTTCTGTTCAACTTGAGTAGCCGGCTCTACGCTGGCTTCAACTGCTGAGCTTCTGCGCGGTGTCATGAAACGAGTTCGCCTCTTCGTACTACAGGATAACCGTCGCACCTTTATTGATGTCCCATACGGCCAACACGCCGAAGCCCAAGCCGAACTGGAAATGTTCGGCGCCAACGTTTACCACTCAATGCTTTTAAGCGATCCACCTAAACAAAGGAAATCTCGCACTGGCGCTAGACTCAAACAAAGGATGTACTAAGCCGTGGCCGCTGTCATTGACGCCACTCTGGGTGGGGCTTCGGCCAACTCGTACGTGACGCTGGCGGACGCCGACGCCTATTTCGAAACCACCCCGGACGCCACCAACTGGGACGACAAAACCGACGACCAGAAAAACCGCGCTCTGATTTCCGCTACCCGCTGGATCGACGCCCTCAGCTTCTACGGCAAGCGCTGCAGCGAAACCCAAGCCCTCAAGTGGCCCCGCAAAGACTACAAAGTTGACGGCATTGAGCTTGCCTGCACGCTGATTCCGATCGGCATCGAAGTCGCCACCTACGAACTGGCACGAGCCTTCGCCAACGACACCGACGCCATCACCGGCAGCACCGGCACCACTGGCATCTACGACCAAGTGGAACTAGGCGAGCTGAAGGTCAAGTACAAAGCCAGCTCGATGACTCCTGGCGTCATCAACAACGTCTTCGACGTGTACCCCTGGCTCCAGACCTACCTCGGCCCCTACTGCATGGGCGGCGCCACCAACTACGCCGTCCGCCTATTCCGAGGCTGATATGGGCCTAATCGACACCACCTTCGCCCCAATTCCAACCTCAGTCCTTGCTGACTGGGGCCAAAACATCACGTACATCAAAACCACAACGCCCCGCACTTACAACCCAACCACGGGCACCGTTTCTGGTGCAGACACTACTGTCACAGTTAAGGCCGTAATTACACGTGTAAGTCCACGTGAATCCGAGGGCCTGTACCAAACAACCGACCTCAAGGTCATCATTGGCACCAGCGAGCTTGGAACGTACTACCCAACCGAGGCCGACCGCATCCAATACCAGCAGGCTGGAGCAACCCGCGAAGCCAAGATCATCGCCATCACCACCTATCGCGGCGATAACCCGGTCTACCACTCCCTAATCGTGAGGCCCCAGTAATGGCACGCAACCGCGGGTTTTTAAATGAACTGGATCGCTTAGCCGAAAACATTGACCGTATTGCGGTTGCTGCGTTTAGTCGTGGACCTGCCCGCGCTGCAGAAGAAATCGTGGTTGATCTACAAGAAGTAGGTCCAGTATGGTCCGGTAAATTTTCTAACTCATGGCAAATAGAAACCAGCGACGGCCGACGCACATCTGGCAGCGGTTCTCCAGGTTTACCTCAACGTGTTCCTGCACCTTTATTGAGCGGGCGCGGATTTGCTTTTGATGATATCAAGTACACAGTGTCAAACTTTTCACCTTATGCCGATGAGGCACGCGATCTAGTTGAAGGGTATTTTGAAGACCCTGGTACAAGTCCGCTAAAAGAATACGATCGCGGTACTCGTGTGAGCGGTTATCGAGGCGATCTTGTGGGCGATGACGAAGGCCCAAACCGCAGCACTGCCCCTCTTGACTGGTACACAACCTATCTACGCGGAGGTGCTATAGATAGGCGCATAAGAATTCAACTTGACGAGGAGTTAGGGAGAGTCCGGTTATGAACTACCAAGCAATCCGCGCCGCTGTCGAAAATCCGCTGCTTACAGCGTTTGGCGCACTGGTGCCGGCAGTGCCTGTGTACTTCGACAACATCACAGCGGTCCCACCTAACACCACAACGGAGTACGTTCGCGTCAATGTTACTTTCGGTATTACCAACGAACCCACTCTTACCAGCAGCGTGGACAATGCTCGTGGCGCGATCGTTATCCGTGTTTTCACGGAAAAAGGACGCGGCCCCGCCCGTAACCAAACCCTGTTGACCACAGCAGTAAACGCACTCGAAACGCTTAACAACACGGCTAAAGCAAGCAGTGGCGTATTTTTCCGTGTCGGCGAAATTAACGGTCCAACATTTTCTGCTGCAGAAGAAGCTCCGCATTTCGTGGGGCGGATCGACACTTCCTACGTTGCAACTGTGTTGTCGTAGGTGATGCTTAACAACAGGCGCTAACCTGTATTAAGCCGGGCAGTGCCCGCCCAACAACGCTCATTTGGTACGCCCTATGGCCACCACCGTTCTGTCCGGCACGTCCGGCGCCCTCTACTACAAACCCGCCGGCACCACCGGCACCTTCGGCACTGCCGGAGTGAATACCACTGACGACGAAATCACCGTTGCTCCGTACCTGAACTTCAAGGTCGGCGATCCCGTCCAGTTCAGCGTGGTGAACAGCCAAACCGGCGGCGCCGGCACTGGTACGTTGCCTGCCGGTTTGGTTGCTGCAACTACCTACTACGTCATTGCTTACACCGCTAGTTCCGGTGTACTGGAGGTGTCTGCAACTGCTGGCGGGTCTGCAGTCGATATCACCACCACCGGCACCGCAGCCGCTCCCAATGAGTTCCAAGTTGCTTACGCCGACTACGCCGTTGTCGGACAAGTACGCGACTGGAGCTTTGAAATCAGCCGCGCTGAAATCGACGTAACCACCATCGGCCAAACTCCTGGCCAGTACGTGCCCTTCCGCAGCTACATCAGCGGCTTCGGCGATGGCACCGGCACCGCAACGGTCTACATGACCAACGAGGACGCCGCCCTGTCCAACCGGATGATCGAGGACGTGCTCCAGCGCCAGCAAACCGGCGCCGCCTTTAAGCTCTATACCGACCGCGTGTTTAGCGGCGGCACTTTGAGCGAAAGCCTGAGCCGCTCGATCGCCTTCGATGCAGTGTTGACCTCGGCCAGCCTGAACATCAACCCCGACGACGCCCAATCGGTGACCGTCAACTTCCGCCCCGCCGGAACCCCCACTTTCGACTTCAGCACTTCTGCCTGATAGTCTGCTGGTGCAGCCAGTTCAGCAGCCCCGGCCTAACCGCCGGGGTTTTTTATTTCTACTCCGCTACACTATTCCCATACCCAACGAACTGGTATGCCCGTTCCTGTACGCGCAATCGACCGCCTCCGCAAGGCCGCCAACCTGGAGCCGGTCAAAAAAGTAGTAGAGCTGTCCGACGGCAGCACATTTGAGATGTGGGTGGCACCACTGACGATGGCTGAGCGCGAACGCGCTCAAAAGCAAGCCAAGTCCGATGACGCCAATGCTTTTGCACTCCAACTGCTGATCGCCAAAGCTCTCGACGAATCCGGAGCCAAGCTGTTCAGCGTCGGCGAAGTGGACGTACTGAAAAACGAAGTCAAGGACAAGGACCTTCAAGCTTTGATGCTGGCAATCCTGACCGACGACGCTGAGCCAATCGACCCAAAATCCTGAGCGCCGAACTCCGTAAGGACAACTGGCTCATGCTCCAATTTGGCGTCGCCAAGGAACTGGGCCTAAGCCTGACCGAAGTTCGGACCACCATGACCGCCGAAGAGTTACTCGGCTGGAGCGCCTACTTCCAGATCCTGAACGAGGACCAACAAAAGGAAATCGAAAAGGCTAAACGCCGCCGTTAACCCGGCGGCTTTTTTGTCCCTTAAACTGAAGTACCAGAGTGTGACGAGTCGCCGTGGCCGCCTACAGAGCTGATATTGAAATCGGCGTAAAGGGCGCAAGAAGTCTTGAACAACTTCGTAGTAGCATCAATCAAACAGCTCGTGCTGTAGACAGCCTTAATGATGTAGTAAGCGCACGCGGATCACTCGTACA